TGAGGAGGCCGACCGCAAGCGCCGCGATGCCGCGCTCGCCAAGTCGAACAGCGCGCTCTCCGACGAAATCCGGGTCTGCACCCGGTGCGGGTGGAAGGCGGCGAAGTCGGTCTGCCTCGCCCAGGGCGTCCGGGCTTGCCCGAACTGCGGCAACACCGAGTGCCGGGGCATGAGCATGGACTTCCAACCGGAGATGTTCAACCTGGGGCGGAGGCCGCAGGGGTGAGCACCGACGCCCGCGGCATCCTGCTGGGGCTCCTGGGGGCCGCGGCCTTCTTCGGCTACGTCCTCATCCTCCACGCCATCGACAAGGCGCGGGAGCGGAAACGAAAGCGGGAGGCGGCGGATTTCGCGGAGTGGTTCTACCGGGACTCGGGGCCGCGGTGAACTTCACGCGGGAGTTCGTCAACGACCTCCACCAGGTCCTCGCCGCAGCCGAGGTCGGGGAGCGGTTCGCCTTCGCCCGGTTCAACACCGGGGAGTGCCCGATGGTCCGCGGCCTGCCCGCCGCCGGCCGGGGTTCCGGGTGGAAGGCGGACCCGGAGCGCAACCCCGCCTACTACCAGGCGCTCAAGGCCGCGTGGGAATGCACGGACCCGCGGTGGTACGTCGGCATCTCCTGTCCGTGCTGCAACCCACCCGAGCACCGCTGGTACATGGGCAACCTGCACGTCCCCAAGGAGCGGGCGACGTTCGCCACGCTGTTCATGGGCTCCAACTGGCCCAAGACGCGCCAGTGGCTCCTGGAGAACCGCAAGAGCTACATCCTGGTCGCCCCGCGCAAGAGCGACTTCGATGTGCCGGAAAACACCTTCGAGCCGAACTGGGACTGGACCCAGTTGCGGACCAACCTCTCGCAGATAGACGGCAAGACCCCCATCATGTTCGCCGCCGGGCCGCTCGGGAAGATTCTGTGCCGCGAACTCCTGCCCACAACCCATGGCCCGCTCATTGACATCGGTTCGGCCCTGGACCTGGAGATGTTCGAGCGGCCCACCCGCCTCTACCACCACCGCCCCCTGCGGCAGAAACTCAAGAAGAAGAAGGACGTCAAGCAGAACAAGGTGCGCAAGGCCCTGTGGCTCCGCACCTGCAAGTGGAAGTTGGCCGAGAAACCGGTACACAAGGGGTAGGCATGAGACCATCCGCAATCCAGCGCCGCGATGCGGCCATCCTGGCAGCCGCCAAGGTTCCGCTGGACATCGTGACCACCGCCAACGGGTTCAAGCTGAAGCAGGTTGGCGGTTTCTGGATTAACTCCGCGGACAACCACATCCTCCGGTTTCTGCTCCATCTGCATTCCTACTGGCAGGGTCGGGCGACCTACCAGGCCAAACAGTTGTGGGGCTGCCTCAAGGTCATCCCCAAGGCCCGCAGGCGCCTGGCCCTGGACGTGGGCGCGCACATCGGCACCTGGAGCCGGGTGCTCTGCCAGGAGTTCCAGAAGGTCATCGGCTTCGAGGCGTTCCAGGTCCACGTCGAGTGCCTGCGCCTCAACGTACCCAACAACAACTTCTCGGTGGTCAACGGCATCGTCACCGACCACGACGGGGCCATGGACTTCCTGGAACTCTGGAACAAGCCGGGCATGAGCCGGGTCTGTCCGCCCGGGGTCAAGGGCCTGTCCACGCCCGCGCGCAAGCTGGACACCATCCTCCAGGCCAACGACATCCCGGTGGACTTCATCAAGGTGGACGTGGAGGGCCAGGAACTCCAGGTGATGCGCGGGGCCGAGCAGACCCTCCGCCGCTGGAAGCCCTACGTCATCATGGAGCAGAAGGACCTGTCCAAGGACTACGAGCCCGGGAAGTCGCGGTGGGCCGCCTCCGAGTTCGTGGCCTCACTCGGCGCCAAGGTCATCACCCGGATTGGCGACGACATCATCATGGGGTGGTAACGGGGAGAGGCAGATGGAAGGCAAGAACTGCGAATGCAAGACCGACATCCGATACGCCGAGAACCCGCTGGCCGAGGTCGAGCAGGCGATGCTCGATAAGGTGTTCACCTACCACGCCCCCGAGGGGGACCAGCCGGCGCGATACGTTGCGCTGCGGGACCGGGCCAGGGAGTACGCGGAACTCGTCATCCGCTTGGCCCCTGCCTCACGAGAGCGTTCCCTGGCGATGACCAAACTGGAGGAGGTCGTCTTCTGGGCTAACGCGGCCATAGCGAGAAACGAGTAGACCTTGCCTACCTGCGCACCCGAAGCCATCGCCCCGGTCATCAACGAGGTGATGAGGCTGCGCCCGCGGTCCATCCTGGACGTGGGCTGCGGGATGGGCAAGTGGGGGATGCTGTTCCGAGAATACTTGGAGGGATGGGGCTCGCATCGCTACTCGCCCGAGCAGTTCAAGCTGACGATTGACGCGGTGGAGGGCTACGCCTCGTATATCCAGGACTGGCACCGCGCCATATACAACCGCATCTTCGTGGGCGACGTGCGCAAGCTCTACGACGAGCTTCCCGCCTACGACCTGGCCTACCTGGGCGACGTTCTGGAGCACGTCCCGAAGGAGGACGGCAAGGAGATGCTGGCGAGACTCCAGTACAGGTGGGCCATCATCTCGACGCCTGCGGGCAAGACCGTCATGCACCGCGGCAAGCCGAACGCGATGCTTGACCATCAGTGCCTCTGGACCGCGCTGGACTTCAAGCCGCACCGGCCGGTGGTCCTGCACCACGGCAAGGTGCTCATCGTGAGGCTCGGGACTTGAACATCCTGTCGTTCAGCCGTTCGCCGGTGGCCGGGGTGGCCAAGATGCTCCCCGACATCATCAACAAGTACACCGCGCACAAGGCGGTGAGCGCGGTGGGCGGCGCGGGTTACCCCGATGGACGCCAATGGTTCCCCCCAACGGCCTACCTGCGAGACACCCGCGCCGTCCTCCGCCTCATCGCCCAGTGCGACGTGGCCATCATCCACAACGGGCGCATTCCCCCGCCCTACAATCTCCGGATGTTCAAGGGCAAGCGCCTGCTGTGCTACTACCACAGCGAGCCGTTCCACCTGGACCGCTCCCTGGAGCGCGCGGGGTTCCCCGCCTACGTCATCGCGCAGGGGCACTCGCTCCTGTACCCGGGCATGAGGGTGCTCCCGAACCTGGTGGACCTTGAGTGGGACTTGATGCTCCCCCCGTCACCCACCGAGCGCCAGCATCCGTGCAAGGGCATCGTCGTGGCCTTCTCCCCGTCGAACAAGCACGGGGCGGACTTCATGCGCCAGGCGCGGTTCAGCCCGAAGGGCTGGCCCGAGACCGTGCCGGTGCTCGAACGCATGAGGGGACGCAAGCAGATTATCCCCATGGTCCTGTTCGGCCTGCCGTTCGAGGAGTGCATGAAGCAGCGCCGGCTGGCGCACATCGTGGTGGACGAGGTGCTGACCGGGAGTTATCACCGCTGCACCCTGGAGGCGTGTTCCCACGCCCAGGTGCCCGTCAACGCCTGCTGCCCCGAGATTCGGAAGGTGGTCGCGACCGTCGCGGGGACCGACGAACTCCCGTGGGTCATCTCCTCGCCGGCCAAGCTGGAGAGCGACCTGGCCGAACTGGTCCTGGACTGCTGCGCGCTGCACGACCGCCAACTGGCCTGCCGTTCCTGGGTGGAGCGGCACTGGCGTCCGGACGTTCTGTGGAACAGGTGGTGGGAGCCGGCCATCCAGGGGGCGAAGGCCGCATGAAGTGGAAGGTCAGCCACGGGCGGCCCTACGTCGCGGGCGCGGTCGGCCGCAGGCTTCCGAACTTCGGCGGGCACCGGACTCCCGCCAGCACCCTGCACAACACCATGGCGGGCCGCCCGATGATAATCGTCGGCAACGCCTGGTCGCTCAACGAGATGAAGCTGGAGGACGTGTGGGCCTTCCCGACCATCGGGTGCAACCGCATCCTCCAGATGCGCCCCACGACCTACTACACGGTGGTTGACCGGGACCCGTACCGCAAGGAGATAGACCGCATCCGGGCCTACGGCGGGACGCGCATCCTCTCGGACACCCTCTTCGACCCGAAGGTTTCGTGCCGGCGGACCCCGATTCAGCCGCCTCCGGACTTCGCATGGTACTCGTACCACGCGGTCGCCACGACCACCCCGACCAAGTTCATGATGAACGGGGAGCGGGTCATCACCAACTGCACGAACGACGCCAACGTGACCCGGGCGGTGATGCTGGATTCGGTCTGCACCGACCTGGCCGAGTTCATGCCCGGCGGAGCGAACATCGGGTACTGCATGTTGCAGTTGGCGATTGCGCTCGGCGCCAACCCCGTCGGCATCGCGGGCATCGACCTGGCGTGGCAGTCGAGGGACAAGTCGCACTTCTTCGGGCGCGGCTCCACGCAGGGATGTTTCCCGTTCAACACCCGGCGCGTCCTGGCGTTCTTCCAGGCCGCAGCCCAGTGGTGCCAGGCGCACGGGGCGGAGGTCTATAACCTCTCGCCCGCCGGGGTACTGGACTGTTTCCCGAGGATGAACGAGCATGACTTCCGTGAGCGTTTTGAGCAACACATACTCGGGGACGGTCTATATCCTCGGAAACTCGTCCAGCCTGGAACGGGTGGACCTCGACCGCCTTCGCCGGTCGGATTTAGTTACCGTAGGCATCAACCGCATCCTACGGTGTTTCAAGCCTCAATTTCTGCTCGTAGCCGACAGGCCAGTGCTGCAAGAGGAACTAACCAGGCTCAACTCCGCAAGGCCGAAACTGCTCGCCTGGCGTATGCTCGCCGCCATGCCCGGGCTAGAACCCGGCGTGGAGGTTAGGACGTGGGACACCTGGGGAGGCGCATACGCCCGGGGGTGGAAACGGGGCCGCGCCCCGGAGTGGTCTCCGCGCTGGAGGGATGGGCAGTTCTGGCATTCGGGAAACTCCGGGACCTACTGCATCGAGGCGGCGGCGCTGATGGGCTTCCGCGACATCAGACTGCTGGGCATCGACCTCCGGTTCGACTTGCCCCGTTCGCACTTCTTCGGACAAAACACTTGGCGCGGGCAGAGAATCAAGTACACTCCGCGCCAGATAGCCGGCACCGTCAAGGCTTTCGAGATTGTCATCTCGGGCGTGGCGAAGCTCGGCTGCAACGTCACCAGCGAGTCCTGTTACGACGGGCCGCTGGACGCCGTTCTCGCTAGGAGGGCCTGTCCATGGCAGAAGCAACCGTCAAGCTCCCCAACACCGTAGAGAACCTCGCGGGCAAGGACAAGGCCCGGGACGCCCGCGTTCTGGCCTACGTCAAGCAGTCCGTGGCGGACATCCTGCGCGGGCGCAGCGTCATGGAAGCCAGGTGGTCCGTCATGGACGCCCTGTGGCGCGGGAGTCCGGTGAGCCGGTTCTACCCGACCGAGACCTCCACGATGATAAACGAGCCGTACAAGATGGTCTGCGCGGCGGCGGCCCGGGTGGTCCCCGCGGTTCTGCCCTCGGACGAGTGGTTCCGCCTGGTCCCGCAGGGGCCGGGCGCCATTGAGCCCAAGGGCGCCAAGGCGCTGATGAAGGAGCAGTTCAAGGACGGGAAGTTCTACCAGCAGTTCTACCGCCTGGTGCAGATGTGCGCCAAGTACGGTTTCTGCGTGGGGAAGATTCCGTGGGTGGTGGACCGCAAGACCGTCACGGTCAACCAGCCCAAGCGCGAGGCCCGGACCACCGCGGGCGGGCTGATTGACGGGGTGCGGACCCGTATCAAGCGCGAGACCAACGAACTCAACCACGACCGCACGGAACTGGTGCCCCTGTCCATCTTCGACTTCGTTTTCGACTGGCGTTACACCGACGTTCAGAAGGCCCCCGGGTGCGGGGACTACGGCAAGCAGACCCGCGAGGACGCCATGTACCTCATGGACATGGAACTCTCGGACGGGAGCAAGGTCTACCAGGGCATCACCCGGGAGGAACTCCTGCTGCTCGGTGCCAAGTCCTTGCCGCCGGTGCTGCCCGGGAAGGACCTTCAGCAGGCGACCACCGGCGCCAACGCCATCGTCGCCCGCCCCGAGAACGACCTCACCCGCCTGGAGTGGTGGGGGCTGATTGACCTGGGGCCCGGGGAGAAGGGCGACGGCAAGCGGGTGGAGGCCCACGTCACCCTGCTCAACGACGAGAAGCTCGTCCACCTGTCCAAGAACAACATGTGGCACGGCGCGCGGCCCTACCTGGCGACCCCGTGGGAGCCGGTGGAGAGCCAGGGCTACGGCATCGGGATGATAGAGCCCATCGTCCCGCTGACCCTGGACCTCAACGACAACCAGAACATGGTCAACGCGGCCGGGGCGCTCATCGCCAACCCGATGGTCAAGGCCGGGGACCGCTTCAACCTCTCGGACCAGCAGTTCGTGGTCACTCCCGGGCGGGTGCTGCGCGGGGAGGACATCACCCAGTTGCAGCCCTTCCACATCCCGGACAGCACCGCGGTCCTGCGCGCCAACCGGGCGGAGATTCGCCAGGACATCGAAGAGGTGCTCGGCCAGCCGCGTCTGGTCATGGGCGGGGAGACCGAGGGCGGCGGGACCGCTACGGAGTTCGCCGGCCGGCGGCGCGAGGCGAACACGCGCCTGCGTCCGGTCATCGAGGGGTTCTTCAACGACATCCTCACCCCGTTCCTGGACATGTGCCTATTCAACAACCAGCAGTTCCTCGACGAGAAGCGGGTGGTGCGCTACGAGCGCAGGGCCGGGCAGTTCTTCGCCTACGAGGTCACCCCGGAGCAACTCGCTTCCGTGGCCCGGGTGGAGGCGCTCATCCCGCCGCAGATTGAACTGCTCGGCGTCCGCGGCCAGATGATGCAGGGCTTCGTGGCGGCCATCGCGCAGCTTGGCCCACTGGCCATGCAGCCCCCGTACTCCGTGCTGCTCAAGAAGGCGTGGAAGGCGCAGTTCGGCCAGGACGACCTGGGCGACATCTGGCCCGAGGAGGGCAGCAAGTTGAAGGACACCCAGCGCGAGGAACTCATCGTGATGATACAGGGCGAGTTCATCGAGGTCCGGGAGGACGACAACCACCCGGCGCACATGGAGGAACTCCGCGACCTCATGGAGGGGCAGAACTTCGACAGGCTCTCCTCCCGCATCAAGGCCATCATCAACGCGCACTACGCCAACCATGAGATGCTGTTCCGGCAGATGGAGGAGCAGGCGCCCGCGGGGCCCGGCCCGGACGAAATGATGGGGGCGGCCATGGCCGGGGAGGGAGTAGAGGCGCCCGTCCCGCAGGCGCCCGGCTACGGACAGGAGAACGCCCCGATGGAGGGTCCCCTCCAGGGGCGGGTGCTCGCGAACGACCAGCGCATGACTCAACAGGGGGCGTAACATGGGACAGAACGTGATGGGCATCGACGTGGACTCCCTCAAGCCCGGGATGGCGGGGGTGAGCCGTCTCGGTCTCGCGGAGCGGGCCAAGTTGCAGATGGAACTCAAGGAGTGCGAACGGCTCATGCCTCACGCCTCCTCCGGGGACTTGATGCGCTGGCTCGGGGAGCAGCGGGCCAAGGCGGTCGAGTCGATGGTCTCCGCCCGAGACGACGAGACCCGGACCCAGACCCAGGCGTTTGTGCAGGCTTGGGACCGAGTTCGCAGGGAACTTGAGTCTGTCCCGAAGCGGTACGAGCAGGTTGCCGCCATGCTCCAGGCGCTGTAACCGTCAAGTAACGGTTTGACGGATGTGAAGATTTCGTAACATTGCCTCTTGACATGTGCCAAGTGGCGCGTTACGGTAAGTAGCGAAGGGGAGAAGATGAGTACGATTGACATCATCAAGGAGCGGCTGGCCAGGAGCCTCGGTTCCGAACCGCAGGCCCCCCAGGCGCCGCAACCCCCTCCGAACGCCTTGGCGGTGCCGGGAACGCCTCTCCCGGTGACCCCGGCGCCCGTCCCGGAAGCCGTCAAGACCGTCATCGACCCCGACATCCTCAAGGGTCTGGAGGCCGCCAGGGTCCAGGATGCCCAGCGCATCAAGGACCTGGAGGCGGAAATCGCCCGCGGCAACGCGGAGCGGGAGGCATTCGTCAAACAGCAGGTGGAAGCCGCGAAACTGCCGTCCATGGAGGAACTTGGACGGATGGACCAGGGAGAGGCTTTGCAGAAGGTCGTCCAGGCCATGACAGCCCGCCAGGACGCAGCCCTCCGCAGCCTCGCGACAGACCTCAACCAGCGACACGTCCAGCCGACGCAGCAGGCCCTCAAGGGTCTCCTGCTTCAGCAGAAGCGGGACATCGCCAGCGAGGTCTACGGGAAGGATGTCATGGAGAAGTACCGTTCGGCCTTCGATGAGAAGTCCGAGCAGTACCCCGACATCACCCCGTGCGAGGTTCTGCGGATGGTTGCGGACCCGGCGGACTTGAGCCAGGACGCAAGGCCCATGACCCCCTCCATCGCCCATTCCGCCGTGGCGGCCTCGATGGCCGCGGGCATGGCTACCCGTTCGGGTGCCCCCGCCGCACCTCCTTCCGCGCAAGGTTCGCCAACCACCCAGGCTTACCTGGAGGCGGCACACGCGCTCCGGAGCCAGGGAGACAGGTTCGGTTCGGACTCCGCCAGGCGGGAGGGCCTCAAGATGCGTTTGCAGTCCCAAGGGGCGCTCCCCTCGGGGTAGGAGGTTCCTCCGATGCCGTTCATGCAGAACTGCCTCATCAAGTCCACCTTCGACTGCCCGGACAACATCCGCGAAGACGTGCTGGACGTGATGGTCAACATCAGTCCCACCCGGACCCCGTTCTTCTCCACCTGGCGGAAGACCGTCGCCAAGGCGGTCCTCCATGAGTGGCAGGTGGACAGCCTCTCGCGCACCAGTGACCCGGACGCGCCCGTGGTCCCGTGCGCCCGCGAGTCCTCGGACTTCGACTTCGAGGAGTTGGACTGCCCGTGCCGCGTGGGCAACCAGATTCACATCCTCCGCCGTACCGGGGACGTGTCCTGGCTCCAGAGGTCCGTGGCGACCATCGGCTACTCGGACGAGTACGCCTACCAGGTGGACCGCCAGATGAAGAAGCTGGCCCTGGACACCGAGTTCGCGCTCATCCACTCCGTCCGGGGTGGGGTCCAGGTCGCCCCGCAGGACGAGGGCGTGTGCTCCAGCCCGAACGGCTGCCGCACCATGGACGGTGTGCTCCGCATCGCGGACTGGGACAACCAGGACTTCGACTGCCTGGACGACATGAAGGAAGGCACCGTCATCGGTGTGAGCGGGGAGTCCCCCTGCGCGCCGCTGACCCCGTACCTCCTGGACGACCTGCTCCAGGTGATGTACCACAAGGGCGCCGAGGTCAACTCGGTGTGGGTCAACACCACGGCCAAGCGCATCATCTCGGGGTGGTATCTCAACGGGATGCAGCGGGTGATGAACGCGGTGGAGCAGAAGATTCTGAACTCCATCGACTTCTACGAGGGCGACTTCGGGAAGGTGAGCATCGCCGTTCACCTGGACCTCCCGACCGACGTGCTGCTCGCGCTGGACGAGCAGTACATGGCCATCGCCTTCGCCTACCCGACCCGGGTGGTGAAGCTGGCCCAGGTGTCGAACTCGGACAAGTTCGGCATCGAACACGCGCTGACCCTTGAGGCGCGGGCCATGGCGGCCATCGGCGTCCTGCGGAACATCTGCGTGGACAACCTGTGCTACGAGGACCCCTGCGACGAGGGGCGTGGCGTGGCGCCCATCACGCCGCTGCCGCGGTAGCCGAAGCAACTGACACGGAGGGGGGCCGGGGTCCAACGCCCCGGTCCCCCTTCACATAGGGGCGGTGCATGAGTTACATCGTCACCCACCAGCGCAGAGACGGGTCCGTGGAGCGCAAGCGGGTCCGCCTCGAAGACCCGTCCATGACCCCCGAACGAGCCGAGGCCATCATCGCCGCGGAGTGCCGGCGCAAGAAGAAGTCCCTGCGCGACAAGCGCGGGTGGAACCGCGACCGCACCGCCAAGCTCATCTGCTCCATCCCGAACGCCGTGGTCGAGGAAGTGTTCATCAACGACGGACCCGAAGCCTCCCGGGACATGAACCATCTCATCAAGCGGTCCAAGGAACTCGGGTTCGATGTGGAGATGCGCCGATGAAGGTCTACAACCAGCGGTTCACCCTGGCGGACGGGTTCACCCCGCTGCCCGGGCTGACCCAGTTTGCCGGGCAGGCGTTCGTGCAGGACAATTCGGTTCAGTTGTCCCCCGGCATCGCCCAACTGGTCTACCTGGCGTCCGACCAGATGGACAGCCGGGAGCACCTGGCCCGCGCCGGCTTCCGCCTCACCGCCGCCGTGGACACCGCCCGCTTCGGGCTGATGGTCCGCGCGGAGATTCTTGAGGCCGGTTCTCCGGACGTTATCGGGAAGTGCTATCTCGTCACCATCGACGGCGAGGGGACCATCGCCATCTACTCCATCCTGGCCTCGGACCCCGCCCCCGCCGCCCTGGCTACCTGCGCCGTCGCCAACTTCGACGTAAGCCAGGAGCACTTCCTCATCGTCAAGGTGCGGGACGCCGACAACGGGGCGGAGGTCCGCGTCTACCTGGACGACGAGATTTCCCCGGTCCTGTCGCACTTCGACCGGCGCTCCATGCGCCCGATGGGGTTCTACGTCGGGTTCGACATGGCCGACACCGCGGGCACGGAGACCGTGTTCTGCGACGAGTTCTTCGCCCACGTCCTCAAGTCCGCGGTCATCAAGATGCCGCAGCCCGTCCCGGAACTCAAGAACTTCGGGGACCTCCAGTACGAGACCGCCTACCGGCTGGACCGTGCCGGCAACAGCCAGTTCAGCCCGGAGAAGATTGCCAGCTACCTCAACTACGTCCAGAACGATGTCTACAACGCGAACCACCCGTGGACCTGGTGCGAGCGGCTCTACCACTTCACCACCCGCGACGGGATTCGCTGCTACGAACTGCCGCCCTGGATTGGCTGGCCGCAGCATCTCACCGACAAGACCAACGCCCGGATGCTCGACAAGGCCGGCTGGCACGAAGTCCGGATGGAGGACCCGGGAGATAACGCGGGGGCAGGATGGCCTTTCCGTTACTCCGTCGCGGGGTGGGGAGACTTCGGCCAGCCGGTCATCGCCCTGGACCCCATCCCCTCGGCCGAGTGCTACATCGAAATGCCGGTGTACGCCAAGCCGATTCCGATGGTCGAGGACACCGACCTCCCGCTCATCCCCCCGGAGTACCTGGAGGTGCTCATCTACGGGGCCATCATGCGCGGGGCGGAGTTCTCGGACGCCAAGGCCATCTGGCAGGTGTCCAGCGCGCAGTACGCCCGCATCCTGGCGCTCATGCGCCGGCAGGACATCGCCAAGCGCGACGAAAACCAGTACCTCCGCCTCAAGAACATCAACGAGGTCAAGCGCCGGCAGGGTGCGGGCGCCAGCGCGCTAAGGGCCTCCAGCCTTGGGTGGTGAGCTTCTTGAGCGACTGACCCGCGCCGGGTTGGACCTCGGCGTGAGCCCCACTCGGACCCGTCCGGGCGGGGCGCGAATCGCGCAGAACTGCTGGATTCCCCGCAACGGAGCCATCCAGCGCCGGCCGGGCTATCGCAGATGGATGGAACTCGGCTTGGGCGCCCCGGTGCGGATGCTGGTCCAACTCGGGAACAAGGTCCTGCTTGTGGCGGGCATCGTGGACGAAGAGGGCAATGAGTCTTGCTGAGCGCCGCCATCCCGACTGGTTTGGGCTGAACACCCGCCCGGACTCGGTTGGCCTGTTCGCGCGCATCGCGCAGAACTGCATGGTCGATGTGCCGGGCCAGTTGGACCGCCGGCCGGGCTACCGCCGCCTCAACCAGATGCAGTACGACGGCCCGGTGTGGGCCATCATCGACATCCAGCGCATCTGCGACTTCGCCAAGATTCTCGTCTGCTCGCATCTGGTGTGGGAGCACGAAGAGGAGTACGGGGAGGAGGGCGACGGGACACACGGTGGGCATGGGGGTGGCAGTCGCTTCATTGACCCGGCCATCCCCGACCTGCCGCCCGTCGCCATCCCCCTGGCGGTCCCGGTCGCGGGAGTGGCCCCGCTGGCCGTTCAGTTCAACGGCGCAGCCAGCTTCGACCCCGAGGGCTTCCCTCTCGTCTACCTGTGGAACTTCGGGGACGGCAACTTCTCCAACTTGATGAACCCCCTGCACATCTACGCCATCGCCGGCCCCTACAACGTGACGCTGACCGTCACCGACGCAGCCGGGCAGTCGGATGTCTCGCCGCCCGTCGCCATCAACGTCGCTCCGGCCATCACCTACGGGACCTGGGGCGGCGTGGCGCTCGGGACCGCCTGGAAGGTTGGTCCGTAGATGCCTTGGGTGACACTCCCCG